ATTAAATGGTTCAGAAAATACAACTTCTTCTGGATTTGAAGTCATACCTGCATAAAATACATGATCTCTAAATACCTCTACATATTTAGGATACTGAGGTGCATTTGTGCCATTAAATGTAGTTACACTATTAGATGTATCTATACTTAATGCGTATTGATCTACAGTTGTACATACGATTAATTTTTCAGTACCATTAAAATTAACTATTCTAAAATTATAATTAACCGTAGGTGTAGTTAAACCTGTAGTAACAGAAGTCCATGATCCCGTTGAAGCTCCTCTTTGAATACTACCACCTCGTGCAGCATATACTTGACCATTAAATATAGCTGACATAACGACTTTCTCATTTGCAGATACAACTTGAGGTACTATATTAGTATTATACTTTGTATTACCTTGAACTCTTCTGTATCCACCTTCAATGTCAGGCTCAAAGTTTTGTAACTGTAAAGCCTCACCAGGTTGCATAGAGAATACATCTTTGTTAAGAGTTAATCCTCCAGCACAGCTAACAACAAATGGTGAAATTAAATCTGCTGTTGGCATTAGTCATTACTCACCTGACATTATCTTTTTTTCTACTTCAGGATTTTCTTTAATGATTATATTTTCACCTTCTTTAGTTATTGTAGGCATTCCTTCTGCGTAAGGATTGATTCCTTGTAATAACATTCTTTTTTCATAAGCATCAAGATTAGGGTTATTAATAATAGCCATCCTTTGCTTATCTTCTTTTTCAAATTTATAATCTAAGTTATCTTGAACTTTTTTATTCATGTCTCTTTCTGGCATGTGTTTCTCCTATATAAATTGTACGTTGATACTACCAGATAATACTCTGTCATCTCTCATATAATCTTGAGGAGAAGCATAATCAACTTGTAGTAGTTTTAATTTTCTAGCATAATCTCTTTCTGCTAATTGTGCATGTTGTGGATCTGATCTTAACATATAAGTATAATATTTACATCTATCTATGATAAGTGGTGCAAAACGATCAGGTAAACTAATAGCATCATCATAGGCAGAAAGATCAGTGTGTGTAATATAATATCCATACTTAATTACATAATCACTTCTATCAGGTATTGGGGTTAAACCAAAATACCCATAATCTGGTTTTCTATATACAGAGATAGGCTTATCAAAAGCATCATCCCCTGCTCTATCATCAGTTGGTTTTCTGTTTTGTAAAAATGCATCATAAGTAATAAAATTTAATTTAGTTGGAACTAAAGTATTATCTCTTACTCTAACATAATCTACTTCTAAATTATCTGTTGAATCATTATCAATAGTAATATAAGTTGTAGAACTTGTAGCTGTAAATGTTGTATCTAAAATATTTCCTTCACCTGTATTTGTTACAGATACAGTTGTATTTAAATTTGTAGTATCACCAGCAGATGTACCTACTTGTATTTTTAAACTAGAACCTGATGATGAAGTATCAACTAATCTAACTTGTATTCTGTATTGTCTATTTTTAACTGTAGTAACAGCTTGATATACAGCAGAATCATTTAATAAGATTCTTCCATTACCATTAGAAGAATAACTAGGAGAACCAGATAAAGTTGTCCAGTTACTAATATCAGAAGTAAATTCAGGATTAGTTAATAATTCACCAGAACTAATAATAAAAGAATCCCAATCAACCTTACGCATATTTGCAGGTAAAGCATATTCCTGTTGTCCAACATAAGTTTGTTGTGAAGTTTCTGTGTAGAGAATAGGAAGTTCACCTGCTTCGTTATAAATGTCATGAATAGATTTATTTACAAAATCTTTAACTGCAGTTTGAACTCCTCTACTGCTAGAGAAAGTTGCTGAAGTTAATTCTGTTTCATTTAACTCACGAAGAGTCCTATTAACTAATGTTAAATAGGTAGTTGCCATGGTTGATGGGATTCCCTTTGTTTAATTTATTTTATATCTACTTTCTTTTCTTTTTTACTTTCAGGTAGATCTTGTTCTAATTCTACATGAAGTAAACCATCTTTCATTTCAGCACCAACTACAGTTGTGTAATCAGCTAATTTGAAAGACTGATTGAATGCTCTTTCAGCAATACCTTTGTATAAGTAGTCAGCGTTCTTTGGCATTTCAATTTTGCCTGACACTTTCAAAGTATTTTCTTTGCAAGATATATCAACGTCTTGTTTGTTGAAACCTGCAACTGCGAAAGTAATTTTATATTTTCCTTCTTCTACTTTCTCAATATTATATGGAGGAAAAGTTGAAGTTGGTAATTTTGATAATTCATCAAACATAGAGTCAAATCCTACTGTTAATGAATTGAATAAAGGTAACATATTTAATGTCATTTTTTATCTCCTTGTTAAGCGAGTTATAAAATGGAACCCATTTGGCATTCCAAGTACTCAAGGGGGGAACTTAATCCCCCCAAGAATTTTATTTATTAACTAAAAGTTACTGATTGAGTATCAGTGTCTGCAGCGTTTCCACCTTGATCAAGTGAAATCATAGCAGCCCATACTCTTACTTTTGCATTTACTGCAGCAGTAGCAATCGTTAATCTAATGTCATCTCCTGATGAGTAGACTTTAGAATCATCTGTGATTGTTGCTTGTCCTACAGATGTAGGTGCAGCAGCAGCTGAATAATATGCAGCAGCAGTACTGTCTCCTACAGCAATTGTACCAGCACCAGTACCAGCACTAATAACGTCTAATCCAGCAGCAAGTACTAAAGTATTTGCTGGGATACCAATCACGTCAAAAGTGTCAGCAATGGCATTAGTTGTAGAAGAGAAATCTACAACTTCTGACATAATTCGAACCTTATCGCTTGAAGCTTTAAGGATTCTATTACTGTTTGAACTATTATAAGCAGTCATTGTTTTTGTCCTCCTCTATTATTAACCGATTGTTATAACGCCAGAGTAAACTGCATCGTCTCTTAAGATTTTTCTTCCGAATACGTGTAGTCCTCTAACGATATCTGCGAATGAATCAGGGTCTCTGATTAATTCTGTTTTAGCAATGTGGTTAGCAGTTGCAACTGCAGACATGTGTCCATATAAGAACGCATATTCATTTGCTCCAGATGAACCAAATGTTTTTGCAGAAGCACTTCCACTAGACACAGCAATTGAATTGGTCATGTACATATTGAAACCAAATAATGGTCTGTCAGTGACTTTACCATTTCTGATTTGTGATACAGCACCATCATTCAAAATTGACTGGTCTGATAGTTTAGCACCTGCTTTTCTTAATTGTTGAAAGAATGCAGGCGGTGCAACTAACCATCTATTTTCTTCTGGTACGTCATTACCATCAAGAACTGTCTTTGCAGCTGATACAACATCTGCTAATGTGTCAACAGCATCATCACCATCGATTGGTGAACCATCTGTTCCAGTATTACCAGCTGAAGTTGCAGCGTTGTCATAAATGTATTTTAATACATTGTAGTCATAGTTCTTCTTTAATGAGTATGCACCTGAAGAAGTTGCAAGTGATTCAAAGTTTACATGAGATTGTCTTTCTTCAATGTCATCTACTTTGAATGCAAAGTAAGAACCTTGATCAACTACAAGAGTAATTTGATCGTCAGCTAAATCTTGAGTAGAAACAGCTGTACCTCTCGCATAATCTTGTACAGTGATTGTAGGTTCTTTTATTATTTTAACAGTATCACCAAAGTTTTCAATTTCTCCAGCATAGTCAGTGTTAGTTACATCTTCTACCACTGATGCTCTTCTGAAGAATTTTTGAACCTTTTGGCTAAAAATTTGTGGAGTGAAATTACCTGAAGGTAAATTTCCGTATCCACCAGCACTACCAAAAGCCATAATATATATCCTCCTATTTGGTATTGTTTAGTTTAAGGTTATTGTTGGATTCTACCTTCTAAACGTGCTAGGTCTATTTCCTTCTCGTACTTCTCATATTCATGAGGTTTCAATTTAGAAATCTCACCGATAGTCCAAATTTTTTTCTTTGGCATATCAGAATCAGTACTCTTTTTAGTTTTGGTGATTGCTTTAGCAGCTTCTTTTTTTACATCAGCTTTTTCCTGTTTGTTTAGCTTACTAACACCAGCATCCATTTTATATAGATCAATGGCTCTAGCAGCTAATGACGCATTAGATGTATTCTCATACAACCAACTTTGTATAACAGGATCTTGCTTTGCAGCCCATTCATGAAATTCCTCTTTCTGACGAATATCATTAAAGTCTGGATGTAGTTTTAAAAGTTCTACTTCAGCTTTCTCCTTTGCAATCTGTTCTTGTTGAGATTGTAGAAATTGATATTTTTCTTCAACTTCTTTTGCTCTAGAATCTGCCTTGTTCATAGCGATGGTTTCAATCATCTCATAAACATCAGGATATTCTTTTCTCCAATTATCTAATTCATCTTTAGATTTAGGAGGAACAAATTGTTTAGTACTTGATTCTAATTGAGTTCGTAAAGAACGAAGTTCGTCCTTGTGTTTTTGAATCGTAGAATCGTAATGTCTTTTAAGATCGTCATAACGTTTCTTAAAGACTTTATCTTCAGCAGTTACAGGGCGTTCAGCGATAGGAGTAGCCTTGGTGTCTGTTGAGTCTGCAGTTTCTTCAGACGCATCGGTGTCCTTCTGTTCGGTTGCTGCGTTTGCCTTATTGTCTCTCTGCTCCTGATGATATTTAGAAAGTTTACCAGAAAGAAAAGCTTTAGTCTCATCATCATCATCACCATAATCTTTGTGATAAGGATTTTGATTTGGAATCTTAACTTCCTTTTTTACTTCTTGTT